GCTACCAGCAACTGTACCTACCAACAACGGCAACATCACCCCCCCCCCAAACTTAACTTCCCCAACGGACGATTGGGGACCTAGCCCAACACCACAACCAAAACCAAAAACTCCTAGTAGATCTTCTAGCGCAAGCTCAGATTCTGATTCGTCGGATATAGATAAGAAGGTAGAAATACCTTCAATAGATCTGGATGGTAATGGTGAACCGATATATGACTACACAAAAAGAGGATGGAGAGATACTCTAGTCGCATATCAAAATGGGTGGAAGAAGTTAATACATCGTAACTATGGTGACTTGAGTATAGCAATAAACTCAAGCTGGAATTATGATGTCGACCAGGGCTACTCTCGAGTAGTCGACATGGCAGAAGACCTTAAGAATAAGGCAGAAAAAGAAGGTATAAAGGGTATTGATAAACTACCTTATATAGCTGAATTTAGCACGTATCATGAACCACGATGGTGGAAAACCGAACTATTAGCGTTGCAGATTGCATTGTTTGAGAAAAGTGAAGATACTGTAGCAGATTTCTATTTCATAGATACAGTAAGTACAGTCACTTTTAACGGCATTCTAACTCTTGTTAAATCGCGTAGAGTCGGCATTAGTGTTTTCTCCACTCTGCTCCTATCAGGGACTAAATATAGATTTATGTCTTCATTAGAGAGTAAGGGTTTATTGAAGAAAATTAATGTAACTTTTACACCAATCGATCATGATTACCGGCTGGATTTTTGGGAACATTTTATGTTATACTTACCAGTGCAACGCAATTATGCGGTGCGACCAAATGTCATAAAGAATCTCCCTCCCCCTTCTTTAGTTGAAAGCTCATTTGCAAATAGCCTCAACTTGTTTATTGAGACGGCAATTTTGAATTACGAGAGTGTTGCAGAATATAATTCTTTACTCGTACAAGCTGCCGCAACAGACACCAGATTTACAATCATCAATCGCGCCGATTCTAATCAAATCGTAGCTTATACATTCCCCGCAGACACTTCTCAGATGCTGCGACAGAATATTGCCGGGATTCCCGATAGTATTGATGTTTTATCTCTGCCCCCTGAATTTAAGATGCCACTATTCTTGGCTGCATGGATTAAAGTCACAGGAACACTCCCTCTAGCTGGGGAATTCTTTGATGGAGTCCAGTGGTCAGATTGGAAAGATCATCTTAAAGCCACATTGAAAGATCTAGATGGATCAGTAAAAAGCGCCATCGCTGCTTTCTACCATGGTCGAGGACTTGGCACATCTACCCGCCTCTTTGAGGATTTAGGGATAGTGAATGCTGTATGGTCTGGAACTACAGTAGGGCAACGAGGAGTGCAATACCCCATTGCGGATTATAGAAGAGTGGTTTATGCAGGGATGTATAGAGAACAGGACATAGGGTTTATAGCTGCTTTTGATGGTTTTAACAAATCTTCCTCCCGGGTGAAAGATCTCGGAAAGTTTGTTAAATCAATGGCTTTGTCTGCTAAATCGTGGTGGAATCCGGCTGAAACGACTTGGTCGGAGTTTAAAGATCTTAGTTCACCAATGAAATTAAATGTCATCGGTAAGATGCTTAAGCAAAACTCGATTCTGTTAGGAACGACGGCAGCGGCTACAATTGTGGCGTTAACTGCTTTCTTCATGACAAAGAGTCATAAAATTGCTGAAGCTCGAACTGTTAATGACTTTATTGATATTGTGCAGAAATATGAGTCTCAAATTTCACTTGCTCTCCAAGCAACTCTAGCAGTTGCAGGAATTTACACCTTTAAGAGTGTATTTTCAACCATGACTACCTTTCTTCGAGCACATGCGTGGATTTTTAATCGTGTGCATGTTCGAACGATACCGAACACATCGATGGTGCATTTGGCACCAATCGAAGAATTTCGAGGTTATTGTCTTTTGGCTGACAAGTCACCTCAACCACCTCTGGCATGTAGCCAAGTAGTGAGGGGACCATACACATCTCTGGTACTTAATGGAACAGAAGAGCAATTGAATACCTTAGTGCCTCAATCAAATTTTCAGAATAAAACTGTTTGGAAAAATTGGTTATTGTTTCAAGCAAATTCCTTTCAAGCCACGCGCAAGTGTGGTAATATTTATACTAACTGTCGTATCTACACAATCACAGCACCAACAGCTAAGAACATTATGGCATATGATGAAAATCATGCTAAAATGTTGTACATGACTGATGGGTGGGGAGCTCGCTCTTCCACTATAACAGAGAACATAATCGCGTATTTGCAAACTTTGTATATTAATATAAAGCAAGATATGTGGGATGTTTTACCATTAGTTGGTGTAGTGGGTTGCGTAGTTGCGTCATTGTATTATGTGCGAGCATGTGCAATGTCCGAATTGAACCGCGAAAAGATTCGTAAAATCTCAACAATCATTACTGAAAGAGGTCGAACACGTGGACAGAATATGAAAGCTGCAGAAGTAGAGCGTTCCGTAGCAGATTATGTTGATAGACATAATCTACATGGAAAGAGCAAAGATGAAGTAGCGCGACATATGATGTCAGCAAGAGATCAAATGAGGTATGAAATGGAAGAATACGAATTGAATGCAGGACGAGGAGGAAATGCGTCAGAAATAAATATTTTGAAACGTCAGCTGAAATCGTTTGAGATGTTAGTTGATGCGGTGTATTCCGGGAATTTGTCGAAAGGCATTAAGAAGGTGGGCCGTAAAGGAAAAGGCCGCAACAAACACCGTGAAGCAAACCTTTTGGAATGTTTTCGAATTAACGAAGACAGCGATACAGAAATGTATGTATGTTTTTTTGATATCTTCATTACTATGGAGAAGGTCAAAACAATAGCTGTTGAAGCCAAAAAGAAACCTACAGAAGGAGCGGTAGCAGATGCGGTAGTATCTAATATGGTTCTACCTCCACCACGCAAGGATGGCGGTTTACCTTGGTATAGTTACATGAAGAACTTGCTAAACCCCGCTTTTTATGGAGCTGTGATTTCAGATTCCATTAACCCACCAGCCGTTGACGATAAAAAACGCCAGCATTATTTCAATATGCTGAAGGATGGGATTGCAGATCAAATAGTGATTGATCAATGGAATTCACTGGCCGGAAATACTTACCGGAAAGTGGATGCCCAAGGAAAATTCATCTTTACCGATGAAGAATACCAATCGCTAGATCTTGAGGCTAGAAATTTGCCTGTCATTCCAAAACGCAATTTAAAACAATTGGGTGACAAAAAAAATGTGAAAGTAACTCCAGTTACAATCGTACCGGAAGCAGTCAATGTGATTCCACAGTTGAGCGTCGAGGACCTCAACAGATCCATTGTCCCTTTATACGATTCTGCCAAAGGAACTCATTGGCTTTATATGACAAAAATTCATTCATCTCTTTCTTCCGAAGCAGGAGATCATAAGCAATTCTTTTACACAAAAGCTCACGCGCGTGAAGTCGCCTGTGAGATACGTTTGGATGCTAAGACTACCGTTAAGGTGGATTGGACTAAATGGAAAGAGTGTGGAGTTGATACGATCAGGATACCATGTGCGTTTCTCCAAGTCCCTGGAATGCGTGCATTGAAACAGAGTGAAATGAGTCCAACGAAAGTTGACCAAATCATGTTTTTGACATGTGTCGATAAAGTACCAAAGTTAGCTTTTGGAAAAGTAACTTTTGATACAGAACAGCAAGAATTGAGACACCAATTAACTACCTTAGGAGGTCAGTGCGGTTGTCCGTATTTGACAAACACAGGAGAAGTGATTGGCTTGCATGGAGGTTGGGATACGTCTTCAGGCTTTAATATAGGCCACCCTCTACATTCAAAGTTGCGGGAAGGAGCAAAGAAAGTACAGAGAAAATTGCAGAGTTTTGTGGATTTCCACATGAATTATGTGAATACTGCTGTAGCTTATCGAAGCTTTGAGCACTTGAAAGTAGTAGGAACTACTATAGACCCCCCCCTGAAATTGTGGGAAAATCCTCGGTTGGTTCGCCACCCGAGTATTTCGAAAGTGCGTTTTCCAAAGCTTGTTAAATTGCTGGAAGACACACATCCTATGAATTACTTCAATGCCTCAATACACCAGAAGGCTGTTCTTATTTCAGAAAATAAGATGGATAATCAAATGAGATCACACCCGATCGAGCATGTGGATCAATATTCACAGGCTTTATTTGAGCAAATGATGAGTGTACCTTTATCAGCAGGTTCTATAACTTTAGAAGAAGCTTCAGAAATAATTGAGATGGACAAAGCACCAGGAATACCGTGGCGATTTATGGGATATAAGACCCGTAAGGCGTTGTGGCAAGAACCTGGTTTTAAGGAATATGTTTCCGATCCAGATACGAATATGAATGAAACCCGCCCGATATATAAGGTAACACCTAAACAAGATGAATGGTTAACTCGAGAAGAGATTATGGTCGAGAATAAATGTCGTACATTTATTATAGGACCACTAGAAGTCTTGTTGCATCAAATTGCGATGTGTGAGAACGTGAACCAAGCGTTGAAAAATTACCTCTGGTCTGCCTATGGATTCAACCCTTTTAGTGGGGGAACTCATCGGTTAGCAACGTCACTCTCTCAGAAACGTTATCGTTTCTCCATTGATTGGAAAGGTTATGATCGTGGATTAGAGCTCCACGATACTTATAAAGCGAGAAATCGTTTTTCAGACTACCAATATAAACAGTGGGTAACCGATAATACTGTATCTAGCCATATTCGTATGGCCGATGGTACAGTAGCAGAGAAAGATTGGGGTAACAACTCTGGTCAAGGTAGTACAACTACTGATAATATTCTTCAAGCAATAAAATTCTATTGTTACCTAGTAACCAAAGCTTACTTCGAGTACACAGGTGAATACCCTAGTATTGACTATGTGTTGGAGCAGGTTTTTAAGTTATTTGGTGATGATGGAGTAGCAGCTGTTGATGACGAGATCGGTTTAAAAATCGATACACCAGGTTGGTTAGCTGAGACCGCCTCTGAAAAATCCTTATGTGTAAAAATCTTTGAAGGTGGTTTCGACTACCCTCTCGAGAAGATGTCCTTTTTAGGTTTCAAATTTGTTCAGATTGGACGGTATTGGTTTCCCGCTTGGGATGCTGATCGTATTGCCACTTCTGTGGCATACGAGAGGACTCAACAGACTAACGTGTCTAAACACGTTTCGAAGATGTTCTCTTTGTTGATATTATCTTTTGCTCATCCATACTTACATGGAGTTATTAGACAATTATATACACTCTTACTTCAAGAAGAAGTTAATAACACTGACACCACAGTACGAGGCTATGTTGTGATGGGAGTTCCATCAGTTCCAGAAATCCTCGCATTCTATATGGGGTGGGAAGCCAATTCAGTTAGAATAGCTTACCCAGTAGAAACAACATCTCAATGGGACCAGGTTATTTTTTCCTGGTGTGCGGTTAAGGAGGCCCAAAATAATTCAGAGATGGCACAACAACTAACAGTGTTTAAACCTATTTACAGAAACGAGGATACAACTTGGTTCTGTGAATCAACCCTTTTGGCGGCTACACCAATTGTCGTTAAAGGAGAAGGTACTTCTAAGCTTGCAGCTTTTCAGTCATGGGAAGCTGATATGACGAGTGAAATAATTGTCCAATGTGATCAATGGACACCGGAAATTGATCCTGCAACCAAAAAAGCTACAGCAAAAGGTTGGTTTCAAAAGTTTTTCGAAGGAGGGTTCAATCCTTATGGAAATGGTATGATTATGTCTAAAAAACAATATTTTGCCAAACACCCCCCTGGGAAAATGAGTAAAGAACAACAAAATGCTAAATATCAAGCTTATGTTCGAAAACAACAACGAACAAAAGCGAAAAAGCAGGTTCAAATTCCCCAAAAGGTCACCACAAACATAGGTGGCACTAAGGCACAAAATTTAAGAGAAATGGGAGCACCACGACCTGGTCGTGTGACACAAAAAGTGCCAAATGTACTCTCACCTTGTGCAAGGAAATATGCAGCTGCGGTTGCAAATCCTTTTTCTCTTGTTGATGGTTCGAAAATTAACCTCAACGCATCATTGAATAATGGGATTGCTTTTGACCCATCTGATGCTTGTATACCAACGTTTCCTCCCCTTAAAAGTCGTCGTGTGAAAACATGGATGACGGGAAACGCCTTCGCCGGGACAAATGGTTCAGGTTGGATAGCCTTTGCACCCCGGCGTTTGGCAAACAATTACCCCGGCACTACAGCTGCGCAACCAATCATATATACTACTTCAGCCTACACTGGGATATCCGGAGTTGGTTTTGGAACGGTGGACACTCCAAACCCACCGGATCCGGGTACTATAGGCGGCCAGCTAAACACAGACTACGCTTTTGCAAGCCTTGTTGTACCTCCAAATACCCGTGGTATAGAGTACAGAGTAGTGTGCGCTGGCCTTCGTATAAGATATGTTGGCCAAGAACTGACGAGGTCGGGGACCTTTTATGGTATCGAGCATCCAAATCATGATTCGTTGAATCAAATGTTTTTAGGAGAAGTTACTCAGAATGAAGCGCATTTTAAATGTGTGGTGGATCGAGACTGGTGTACGCTGTCGTATACCCCAGTAACAACTGAAGAGTTGAACTATGGAGTAGACGCGTATGCGAATGTGATCGCTGCAAATTATAATGCCTCAGGATTCGCTCATTTCATGGGCTTTTCGTTTAATGGTTTGAATCCGGGGTCACCCGTAGAATTCGAAGCCATGGTGTTGATTGAAGTAACCGGAGCTGCAGTCCGAGATTTGAAACCAGCTGAGGCTGATATCAACGGGTTGCAGATGGTAGTAAATGCAGTCACACCAAATAGACAAAAAGTCATGAATGACGAAGGAGAAACTTCTGTCATGAAAACAATAATCAACAAGGGGCTAGAAATCTCAGGCGGAGTGGACATTCAGAAAGCTGTGTCCCTCGTAGGAGATTTAATGCCTATGTTATTATGATGGAACAAATATCGCCGAACACTAGCACATAGTGAGTAGGCTAACAAAACGATGTAATAGCTGTAAATCGCAGTGGAAAGTGACAGGATTAAC